GCACACACCGCAGGTGCAACAGTAACAAACACATCTGACTTCGTAGCATGGGGCGAGGCAGCATCTGGAGACTTAATCATAGATCCTGGTATGTGGTCTATTGATAACTTTGGTGACAAAGCCATTTGTTTAATCGTAGACGGTGAAGTATTTGAGTGGGACTCTTCAGCAACAAATGCAACAGATTCAAGAGCAACTATTATATCTGGTGCACCGACAGCTTCAAGACACATGCTCGTATCCACACCGGATAGACACTTAGTGTTCTTTGGTACAGAGACAACGATTGGTACAAAATCTACACAAGATGATATGTTTATTAGATTCTCGTCTCAAGAAGATATTAATACTTATACACCTACAGCAACCAATACAGCAGGTACACAAAGACTGGCTGACGGATCACGGATCATGGGAGCTATTAGAGGTAGAGATGCAATCTATGTATACACAGACACAGCTTTATTCTTACAAAGATTTGTTGGTCAACCTTTTACATTTGCCTTTGTACAAGCTGGTACAAACTGTGGACTTGCAGGCAAGAATGCAGCAGTAGAGGTAGATGGTGCAGCATATTGGTTTTCAGAAAATGGTTTCTTTAAATATGCAGGTGCTCTTGAATCTTTGCCATGTTTAGTAGAAGACTTTGTTTATGATGATATTAATTTAGATTCTGGTAATCAAATGATTAGTGCAGGATTAAATAACTTGTTTGGTGAGATTATGTGGTTCTATCCTACAGCAAACTCTTCAGTTGTAAACAGAATGGTTTGTTACAATTATCAAGACTCATCAGCTAGAAGACCCATATGGACAGTAGGAACACTAGCTAGAACAGCGTGGGCAGACTCTGCAGTCTTTGGCAATCCACACGCTTTAGAATACGATGCTGATGGAGTAGAGCCAGCAACATCATCTACATATGTTCAAGGTAATACAGATGGTATTACAACATACTATCAACACGAAACAGGCACAGATCAAGTTAAAGGTGGCACAGTTACAGCTATTCAAGCAAACATACTGTCAGGTGACTTTGATATTACACAAAGAGTAATTAGGGGTGCACAAACTAATATTGCAGATCTTAGAGGTGATGGTGAGTTTATGATGAAGATAAGAAGATTCATACCAGACTTCGTTTCACAAACAGGTAACACACAGATTACACTTAATTTAAAAAATTATTCAAATGATACTGCAGCTAGTTCTTCGTTAGGACCTTTTACGGTAACGTCATCCACAACAAAGGTAGATACAAGAGCC